TGAGGGTAGGCATTATTCAAACCCCAATATATAAACAATCCAATGGAACCAAAAAGTAAAAATGAAGAAATAAAAAGATTATTCATCGTCTTCGTCCTCATAAGTTGAAGGTTCTTCGAATAGTTCGTCTATTTTTTGTTGTAAAACTCTTTTTTGAAGTTCTTGTAAATCTTCTTCTGTAATTGATCCCATCAGTTTAAAGTAATTTTAAGAAATGGAAGTAAAGGTGGAATAACTTCAACCAACCTTAAAAGTCCCTCAGCAAATAGAGCAAGAACCACCCAACCGACGCACATACTAATGATAGAAGCATTACGGTTGTGTCGTCGTATTGCGGTATCAATCATCTCCTGAACTTCTGCGTGTGTCACATAATCATCGTCAAAAGGTTCCATCATTTCTCATCACCAAGAAACTTTGCAAGAGGATCTCTCTTAGTTTTAACAATTTCAACTGCTCTTTTATAGAACATATTATTAGTGTTCCCAGAGGATTCAAAAGTCTCCTTGATCTTCACCCAATTATCATAGGTATGCTGATCCATAAATTTTAGGTTGAATACTACTAATTATAATAGTCAGCACCTTACAGTTGTCAAGTTTGTGTTGATTGCCAAACAGACATTAAAAAAATATAAAATTTTAGAAAATACTATTAACGAATCTCAAAATCCAATCGTTTTACCTTTCTTTGACGACGTGCTTCCTGCCAAGCAATATCTTCATTTGTAAGTACATTACTCTTTTCTTTAGTATGAATAGAATTTAGCATTACTACATTACCCAAATCCGATGCAGATATGACTCCACCACGAATAGTTGCCATATTTGAACAACCACAAGTTATAGTTTTTGTTGGATGCCCTTCTAATTCTTTTCCACAAGAACGACATCTAATTTTTATATTTTCCATATTCCAATCCTGTAAATTAATTTCAAAATATTTTACTTATTTATAGCAGTTCAGAAAAAAAAACCACCCCAGAAAGGAGTGGTTTCACTCATCTTATGAGTACTTATCAGAACCTAAAGGTTGTCTGAATCACACCACCATAGTTAGAAGAAGCATTCTTCAGACCTTGGTTATTAGAAATGTAAAACACAGCAGGAGTAATGCTGATGTTGTCACTCACACGATAACGATAGAATGCTTCCCACATCAGAGCATCTTTGCTGAGACCTTCAGCATTACCAGGTTGACCGATAGCAAAACCAGAGGCATTGCCCTTAACAAACACATCACTCCACTGAACACCTGCCATCCAAGTCTGAGAGTTAGTGGCAGCATTAGGAGTTGCAGGACCATCAACATAGTTCCAACCATAAGCAGCACTGATGGAAGGAATAATACCAGACTTTTTGGGTTGCCAGTAAGCATTCAGAGCATAACCATTAGAGGTTTGGTTGGCGGAAAGAGTACCAGAATTGCCAGCAACACCATTAAAGGTGCGGATACGAGTACCTTCAGTACCATTACGATAACCAAATGCAATACCGTACTGAGGAGCACGATAACCAAATTGAACCAAGGTGTTCAGAGCACCAGAGGCATCAAACTCACCTTTGGTAGAATCAGAACCATTCTGGGCAACATAGTTGATACCAGCAACAAATCCACCTTTCTTACCAGGTTGAACCCACTGAGCACCGAAACCAGAACCAGTTGCCTTGTTATAGACACCAGGAGCACCAGCAACAGAGAAAAAGTCAAGAATGTCCGACTTATAAGCAGTAGGAATCCAAACCATTTCAGTGTTACGAACCAGAGCACCAGCAGTCAGGGTCACACCCTTAGCAAGTGCGGGGAAACTATAGTATAGACGGTCAATCTGAACGTTATTATAGGTATTCTCTGCCTTATCCAGTTTGAATAGAGAGGAAGAAGAACCAAAAGGTTGACTGGAGAAGTTACCAGAACGCAGACGAGTACGGAGCAGGTCTTTACCAGTAAACGAAGTGTCAAAGTTCAGACGAAGATCATAATTAAATGCAGTATTGCCAACGTTAGTTCCTTTAGCAAGACGAGCATCATCTACACCACCAAGAACGAAAGTTGCTTCACCCTTGAGTTTAGTGGTGGTAGAAAATTGAGTTGCTTGAAGTTGACCAACCTGAGTTTCAAGTTTAGCAACACGACCACGAATAACACCAATCTCTTGATTAAATTCTGTCAGAAGACGTTGAAGTTCATCAGTAACTTCAGTCACACGATCAAGACAAGCATTTAGAAGTGCTGCTGCCTCAAAACGGGTCATTGATTTTTGACCACCATAAGTTCCGTTAGGATAACCAGCAACACAACCATAACGTTCTACGAGATTGTTGAGTGCCTGATATGCCCAATCCGTGGGTTGAACATCAGACAATTGAGTGATACTTGAGACTTGTTCAGTGGAAGTGTATTGGTTGACTGCTGCCATATTGAGATCTGCAGCATTCGCAGCAACAGGAACAACCATTCCCAAAGCGACAGGTGCAAGAATCAGTTTATTAAATTTCATAAAAATTTTTGTACTAAACGACATTGTGAAGATTTGCAACAACGCAAATCTTCGTTATTTATGAGTCTTAAGCAAATCTTAAGATGACCAACATCATAGATCACATTTGGTCATGTGTCAATTAAGATTTGATTAAGAAGGGGATTCGCAATGATCCCCTATATTATTCTATTGTGTCAAACTTCTACCGTGATCAGTCGGTTAGCATATTCATGAGCATATGAGGTGCGAGCACCATGAATGCCCCAACCAATCCAGCTATACGCATAGTCCATGTAACGATTGATAGATTTTCCAGGAGTTTTCATCCTATCTTCAATTCGTTTCCACTGAACCTCAGTCGTTAGATAACTAAGTTGCGTTTGAAGAGATGATGGATTTCCACCAAATCTCTTAGCAAAATCACCCAATCCATAATAACGATCGGCAGATGTCCATTGGATCAGACCATAACCACGACCGCAGTGATGGTACTGAGTCCTACTACCACCTTCACAAATATTAGGCACGAACATAGATTCTTGCTTAATATTGCCCAGGATAGTAGCAAGGGCGTTTCTGTCTTTAATTCCTTGCTCTTGAAAATAATCCACAGCAAGTTGTTCATGTTCTGAACACCCTTTACAAATTAGCCTTTTCTCTTTTGGTTTTTCGGGAGCAACCTCTCGGATTGCTGTCTTCTTTTCATCTACAAGATTCAATTTAATTGTCTCTTCCAACGGGGGAGGAAGACTTTTCATCTTGTAGTTGACGAATGGCAGTGATGCCGTGCTGGTTGTAACCGATGCCAGAAGAGGCAGGGCTACAGTAAAGATGTTTTGCATTTAAATTAATTGAACTCTACATCCGTATAGAGAAAGGGGTACACCTTTTTTTCAAAAGGCAATCTCCACGGCTCTAATTTTCACTCAAACTCTCATAATATAAAACCCTACTCATAATAGGGATCCGAAATTGGATTTTACATAATAAGTTATTATTTAGAATTTGTCAAGAATCAGCAAAGTATCCGCTGATATATTCCAATGAAAGAACTTCAAGATTTTCTTTTTGAATTACCCAATCTCTTATTTCATCATAAACACTTTCGGCATCTCTAATTCTTTTTTCTTCACACAAAGAATGCATACGATTAATGTGTTGGTCTATAATATCATTACAGACTTTTTTGACTTTTAGGTTACTCATTAAAATAATCTTTCCGATAGTATCTTCCTAATACATTGGAATTATAATACGCAGGAGACCCATCGTCAAGGGATTCAATTAAAACATTATTCAAAAACAACTGTCTTGTCTCTTCATAATTGGTTTTACCAACAGTTTTATGAAGTGATAAAATAGTTCTTTCAAATTTATCTTTTCCTATCTTTTTTATATCTTCTTTTAATTCTGGACAAGAACCATAATAATTTTTCCAATCTGATTCTTGTTTGACTTTTCTTTTTTTTCCTTTGGGAGTTCTAAAAGACCAAAAGTATTTTCTACCCAAATATTTTTTGCTAGTTTCAAAACACTCAATTAAATAAACAAACCCAAAATAATCTTGGATATCTTCTGATTCAAAAACTTTTCCTTGATATCTCCAAGGGTTTTCATAACTCATTCGGGTTCCTAATAATATTCAAGTTATTTATAGATATAACTTATCTTCAACCCTAACAGAGTGATTATAGTCATAAAAAAAGCACCTGTCAAGGTGCCTTAATGAATTGTAATATTATATCAACCTTCTATAATTTGATTGAACCATCTTTCACTCATATTATTGATGATTACATTTGCGTCTTCAACTGTTGATGCAAAGTTGTTTTCAAGAAGATATGATGCTACGAATTCATATGCTTCGTATGCCTCTCTATTGAGTTGCTTTCTCTCTCTGGGGGTCAGAACACCTCTTTGTGCTCCTCTTGCTGCTTGCTTTGCTTTTACCGCAGGGTCATCAGACTTGTGAGCATATCCGTGAAGACCAGGATTTGAAGAAGTTGTCTTACGGAAATCACCTCTTTGTGCTCTGGCAAGATTTTGTCTTGCTTTTTGCTTTGCACTATCTCCATAAGTTGGTCTGTTTTCAAGTGCAGTTGCTCTATCAGCAGATTTTCCACCACCTGTTGATTTTGCAATCTTATTACGGATTGCAGTTTCATCATAACCTCTCTTAGCCATTGCAGTTGCTTCGTCAATCTCAACTTCTTCATTATATGATTTATTTTTTACCTTTGCGATTGCTACTTCTTTGGGAACACCAGAAGCAACCATTCTTGCAACTCTTACATCAGCAAAGTCATTATCACCATCTTTATCTTGGTCTACTTTTTTCTTTGCTTCGTAAATTGATGAATAAGCATCTGCAATATCTTTAATTGTTTTAGCAGAGGGCCATTCGTAAGATGATTTTTGCGTCATTGGTTTTATTGCTCCTGTTCCTGGAGTTGGGGGTTTTTTTTGTGATTGTTGTGCTGCACTTGCAGCACCTGCTGGTGCTTGTTTATTTATAATAGCAGGAGAGTTTGCTTTTGCTAAATCTGCATTTATACTTTTCAAATCAGGGATTGCAGGAGTAGGACCTTGAGTTGGAAGATTGGTTTTTTGTGCTGCTTGAAGTGCTTTTTCTGGAGACGCACCACTTGCTCTTGCTGCTTGTGCTGCTCTTAATTCAGCAGATGTTGGAGTTCTTCTTTCAAATGAAGTATTTCCCAACTTTCCAACTGCTGGTGTTGGAGGTTTTGGTGCCGATGATGCAGAATTCCTTGCTGCATTTTGTGCGGCAACACTTGCATAACGGGACTTCTCTGCACCACTAAAAGCACCAGCAGTAAACTTACCAGTTGCTTTATCTAATTTCCCTTCAACTCCTTTTTGTTTTGCAAGCACCGTTGAAGATGCTGCTGGTCTTGATGGAGGTGTTGAACCCGAACCTGCTGCTGGTCTTATTGCAGGTGCTGAACCTGTTGCTGGTCTTTGTGGAGGAGAACCTGCTGGTCTTGGTGCCTGAGGTTTACCCAAACCAGTTTCTCTATTCAATCTATTCGCAAGTCTTATTGCTTCAGCACCCTTTTCTGGGTCATATGAAGTTTCTCCAGGTTTTGCAATATATCCTTTATTTGTTTTTACTACTCCCAACTGTGCTCTTTGATTTGTTGCATTAATATTTCTTTGTGCTTCTTCTCTCGCACGTCTGTCTCTTACTTGTTGAGGAGTTGCATTAAGTTCATCAAGTTGCTCTACATCTTGAGGATAATAAACTTCCTCATACAAGTTTGCTAAAGCATCCAAGTCCTGCTTATTCATTTTTAGCAACAAAAAGTACTTTTATATACTTATTTATTATTTAATAAATTGCTTCCAATAATCGTAAGCACTCATCTCTTCTTTTGTTGCCTGATAAGAACGAACTCTTGATTCACCTTTTTTATCTGGTGCAACCATATGAGTTTTGATTTTCTTTGATGTTGGTGCTTCTTTCTTTTCTTTTTCAAATGCCTTATGAACTTTGGCAGCATCATCATACATATGAATGCTCTTAGCACCACTTTGCTTTGCTACTGCATTTGCAACATCAACTTTCTTCTTACCAATATCACCACCTTTCATTCCACCAGTATAGTGAATCTTTGACTTATCTACATCAATACCGTGCTTCTTAAGATGTCCTTGGAATTCACTTGGTTTGTCAAACTTAGAACGAGCAGTAATTAAATGAACGTTTTGTCCTCTTGCCTGTTTTCTCTTAATATCCTTAATTACTTTCTTATTTGGACTTGAAGTTTCCTTAAATTTCTTAGCACTTTGGAATTCACTAAAGTCATAAGAATGACCCTTTTCCAACTTATGAGTATTAAACTCTTGGTTGCTTAGACTTTTAACTCTTTTTCCTGATGCGTCTTTAACGTGAACCTGAACATTTGGTTTGCCCTTTTTGCCGTGCCCAAATAAGGTTTCATCAACGTCATATGCGTGAACTGTTGTTTTCTTTCTGGTTCCTCTTGCCTTTTCTTCAATATATTCCTCAAGAATTACTGCAGTAAACTCATCACTAATATGTTCAAACATTACTTCTGCTGCTTCATAACTTTCTGCGAAATCAGCATCAACTAAAGTTTCAATTACATAATTATAAATGTTTTCTGTTTCTTCTCTTTGTGCTGCATAATAAGCACCAAGTGCTCTCTTAATTCTTTGCTTCTTACTATCACCTTTGAAGGTTTTGCTCTTTGAATGAACGAAATCACTAATTGTTTTACTGACATCAGCACCTACGTCAATTTTTTCATTTACATATTCCTCTTTGTAACCTTTTACTGCAGAACTCCAATAGTCACCCCAAGATGCTTTATTTGCTTTTGCTTCTTCTGGTGATGATGGTTTAAATGTTCCACTAGTTTTACGAATAGAACCTTGTGGTTTTCTTACTTTTTTCTTAGTTCTTGCTTTTGCTGCCAAAGATTCAATTTCTTCCTTTGATGGTGGTTTATCCTGAATTTTTTTTGTTACTGGATTCCAGTGTGCTTCATTTACTTCTACTTCTTTTTTAATTTTATTCATATTGTATAACTTTCTTCCAATCGCATCCAGTTTAGCATTTTTTTCACTTTGTGCTCTATTTTTTTTTCTTCTTGCTAAAATTTCATCTGCTTTACTTGCAAATTCTTTTTGTCCCGCAATATCTGGATGTTCTGATGCAACACCTTCAGAATAAATTTTTTTAAACTTAGAAATGCCAGACATATTAATAAGCAATACTTTTTTTTATTTATAAAAAAAAGAGGGTCATATAGACCCTCAATAAACATCAGTTGATTCACCATCTTTCCAAATATAAGAATAATCAAAATCACCAAACAGGGAATCATCATACTCTGCTGCTTTTTTATAAGCATCCAATTGTGCCTTTATATCCCACTCAAAGTTGGAATCCCGAGAAGGTATCTTTTGTGACATCCTGTTTGATTCCTCCAACAATGTAAGATTCAACTTCGGTTTCCTGAGGTGCCACTTGAAGACCTTTAGAGGAAATCCAATGCTCAGTCCAAGGAAGTGGATTATTTTTTGCAGGAATATCATAAAGTGGCTTAATTCCAATTGCTTTCATTCTACGGTTTGCAATCCATTCAACATAGTTATTAAGTAACTTGTCATTTAGACCAATCATAGAACCATCCTTAAACAGATACTCTGCCCAAAGTTTTTCCTGATCAACACAATTTTTAAATGCAGAAATTACCCAATCTTGCTCTTCTTTAGCAATTTGTTGCATTTCTGGATCATCTCCTTCATTCCACTTATTGAGGATGTTTTGAGTAATGACAAGGTGCTGATTTTCGTCTCTTGCGATGAGAGAGATAATTTTAGCGGATCCTTCCATAAGTTTGAGTTCACCAAATGCAAAGCTGCAAGCGAACGAAAC